TGCAGATATTGATTCTACATTTGAAGTAGAGAACCTTACAGATGGCGGAGTTGATAATATGCTTTATCCGTTGGACCCGAACGGAAGTGCGGGAAATGTTTGTAATTGCCGTTGCACCTGCGGGCCCGTTATATTTTAGGAGGTGATAAAATGAAAAAAATTATTAAAATCTTTATTGATGAAAAAGAAGAACATAATCCTACAAAAAAAGATGTTATTGCATTACAGAATATTTTAAGGGGCGATATAACACAAATAAGCGAATCCATAGATTTGTGTAAAAATTGTGAAAGCGACAAAGCGGGAAAAGAATATTGCGAAAGTTGCAAGGCAAATGAATTTAATTTATTTGCAATTAAACAAGATTAGGAGTGTGGAAAAATGAAAAAATCAATATTCAATGTAAAGGCAGAAGAACTTGAAGAAAGAACAGTACGATTCAAGATTTCAAGCGAAGTGGTAGACAGAGATGGAGACATTCTGATTGCTAAGGGTTGTAACTTTGAGAACTTCAAAAAGAATCCGCAGTTTTTAGGGTTTCACAATTACCACGAATACCCGCTTGGAATCCCGAAGAATTGGGGAGTAGAAGGCAAGGCGGTTTATTGTGATGTTTACTTCCCGACAATTGATGAACTTTCAACAAATCCATCTGAAGCAAGCGAAAAAGCAAAACTTGTAGATTTTACTTATCATTGTTATAAGACAGGAATGCTTAATGCAGTTTCTGTTGGATTTATTGCAAATGATGTAATGCCAAATAAAGAGACAGGCGGATTTATTGTAAATGATTGGGAATTGTTGGAGTTCTCTGCGGTAACAGTTCCGGCAAATCAGGACGCAATCGCCCAGGCGGTTAAGTCGTTTGGTGATGAAAATGCAAAAGGAATGATTGACCCTATAGAGCGAATAAAAGAGCTTGAAGGACAGATTGCAGAATGTCATAAAACAATGAAAGAACAGACAGAAAAATTGGAAAAGGCGAAAAGCGATCTTGATGTAATTGAACTTGAAGACGAGAAAGAAATCACTTTTGAAGAAGACGAAATAAACCTTGACGAAATAAAATAAGGGAATTAAACTAAAGTGCATAAAGGGTGGAAAGAATCCGCCTTTTATATAAAACGGAAGAACCGAAAAAAATTAAAAGGAGTTGCGAAAATGACAACTAAAGAATTGGAAACTCTCATTGATGAGAGAAGCAAGAAACAGATTGAAGAAGCAAAGGCTTCTATTCTGTCAGAAATGGGCGGTGTGGCTAATGTTTCGGACGAAAAGAAATTCAACGAAGCAGTAGAAAAGGCAGTTAGCAAGGTTCTTGCAGATAACAAGAAATCCCTTGAAGACAATGCAAATATGCTTTTGAACTTTGAAAAGGCAAATGCAGAAAATGCAATGAAGGGATTGAAAAAGGAAACTTCAACAACTGTTGTAAACGAAATGATTGGTTCATACCTTAAGGCAATGAACGAAAAGAATGCTATGAATGTAAAGCAGGTTTCTGCCGATGAAGCTCTTGAAGTTGCAAAGAAACTTTATCCTAACTCAAAGGCACTTCACGCAGTACTTGGTCAGAAAACCGCTACTGCTTCAGTTCCTGCCGATGGTGGATTTACTGTACCAATCGCATTCTCACCAGATTATATCAAGGCTCTTTATGCAAATACAATCCTTGAAAAACTCGGTGTAAGAAAAGTTCCAATGCCAAACGGAAACCTTTCTATTCCTAAAATGACTGCTAAGGCTTCTGCTTATTGGATTGGTGAAGCACAGAAGATTCCTGCATCACAGGCTACTTATGGCGAAGTAAATCTTAAGGCAAAGAAACTTGCATCACTTACACCAATTTCAAACGACCTTCTCCGCTATAACGCAGTAGGCATTGATGGTTGGGTTGCTGATGACCTTATGAGAAATGCAAAGGTTGCACTTGATGACGCATTCCTAAATGGTACAGGAACTGCACATACTCCACTCGGATTGAAGAACGTAAGCGGGGTTCAGACTTGGACTCCTGCAAGCGGAACAGATTTGAGTGTAAAAACTCCAACAGGAATGCTTGCAAAGTTGAAGCAGGCAAATATCCCTATGGAAAATGTTAAATGGCTTTTCAACCCAATTGGTGAATCTTGGCTTGAAGATTTGGCATTTGCTTCTGGTCCATTCGCATTCCCGTCACTTGACGCAGGAAAGCTCAAGGGCTATGACTTCATTGAATCTGCAACAGTAGGTTACGATTCAACAAATGCAAAGGCTGATTTCTGGGTAGGTGATTGGGCACAGTTCTTGTGGGGTGTTGGTTACGATATTTCTGTTGAGATGTCGCGCGAAGGTACATTTGACGATGGAAGCGGAAATCAGATTTCTGCATTCCAGAATGACCTTACACTCGTTCGCCTTATCACAGAACACGACTTCAACGTTCGCCACGCAGAAGCATTCGTAAAGGCAAGTCTTACACAGGCTTAAAAAAATAAGGGTGTGGGGAAGTTCCCCCGCCCTATAAAATCTTATAAAGGAGCGTAAGCAAAATGAGAAGCAAGATTCTTAATCAGTTCAAATACCAAGGAAGTGCAGGAACTGCATTTGATAGAACAGGATTCAATTCTGCTATTTTCGTTGCGATCGGTGGAACTTCTTCTACTGCAATCAAGGTTCAGCATTGCGATACAAGCAATGGAACTTTTGAAGATTTCGCAACACTTGTTGCTGCAGCCGATGCAGGAACTACAACAGATGTAGGAATTGCACTTGATATTAGCGGTGCAAAGAAGTTTATCAAAATGACAGGTGCAACAAAAGCATCGGTTATTCTTGGTGATGGAAGAATTGACCCATCGGCATAAGTAAACAAGGGGCGGGAAACCGCCCTTTTAATATAAGGGGGAAAAGAAAATGGATAAAATCAAAGCATTTTTTAACAACAAGATTACAAAAACAGTAGAATTCATTCTGATTGCAATTTGTTGCGGTGGATTGATTTTTGCGGGTGTAACTGTTGAAGAAGTTGCGAAAGTTCCTGCGCTTGTTGCGGGTATTCTCGGTGCTATTTCTGCACTTATTACATTTATTACTTCGATTGTGAAGAAATAAGGAAAAAGCGAAAATGATGTTATGTACTTTAGCAAGTTTAAAAACTTATCTTGGAATTACAGGCGATACTCAAAACGATTTTCTTACAATGTTGATTAAACAGAATTCGGCAATGATTGAAAATTACCTTGGCTATCCGCTTCAGAGAAAAGAGAATAGCGAAGTGCATAACGTCAACAATGACCAATTATTGATTCTTGATTGTCAGCCTATCCAGAGTGTAAGCGAAGTAAAGATTGGCGGACAAGAAATTGAAGATTACAAAATTATTCCGAAATATTCTAAAACCGGAATGTTATACCGTGGGCTTGGTTGGTGTGGTCAGTATTACACAAGGGGTATGACATACGATATAGTTTCGGGAGTTTATGAAGTTGAAGTTGAGTATATAAGCGGATATTATCTGCCTGGCGATGAAGGTTATACCGAAGGGTCAGAAGACAGTTTACCTTATGATATTATGAGTGCGTGCATTTTGGCTTGTGCAGAAAGTTACAATATCAAGTTGAATAATGCGGAAGGCATAAAGAGTTATTCAGAGGGCGGACAGTCAACAACTTTTGCAGATGGTGGAACAATGGCAGATTGTGGATTGTCTGCAAAAATTTGCAGTATGTTGGTTGATTACAGAAGGCAGGCGGTGGCATAAATGGTTCATTATCCTAATGCGAGAATAGATATTGCGGTTTTATCTGTAACAACGAATGACGAAGGAACTAGAATAAAAGAGTATGACTTTACTACTCCGATTGATAGTTTTGAAGCAGATGTACAACCGAATGTTTTGACAAAAGAACAGATTGATTTGTACGGAATTAATGAAAAGACCGCCCATACAAAAAAGGCTTTTTATACAAAGTCTAATTTTATGTTAGCGGGAAACAGGGCGAGAGTTACATATATTGACGGAAGGGTAGAATATTATAATATTTGCCCGCAGAATGAATGGAGAGTGCATAGCGAAGCACTTTTAATCCCGGTTGAAAACGAGGAAGAAGAATGAAACAAGTTACACCTTCAGAGTTTATAGACATTTTACAGAATAAGCAAAAGAAGGTTGTAACAGAATTGGGAAAATCTATTGCGAAATGTTGTGCCACGATCCAGAGAGAAGCAATGGAAGAAATGAGGGATACTGCAATAGATACTTCCAAAACTTATGGAAAGAAAGGGCATCACCCATCACTTCCAGGCAATCCGCCTGCGGTTGATACGGGAACATTAAGAAGGTCGGTTACTTATCAGGTAGACGAAAACGAATTAGTGGGCTATGTTGGAAGTAACTTAAAAGACCCGCCTTATGGCGCATATCTGGAATTCGGTACAAGCAGAATGAAGCCTAGACCCTGGTTGAAGCCTGCGACCGAAAAGAGTATGGAGAAAATAAAAGAGATAATGGCGGGCGCGGTTAAGGTTGGTATATATGATTAATGCAAAGAAATTATATAATACAATTTTGAATGATTCGCGGATAACAGATTTAGTAAAGGTTGTGCTAGACGCATATCCCGAAACAGTAGAAAAGTTTCCTTGCGTTATTTATCTGGACGAAAATCAAACCGATATAGAGTTTGCGGACAATTTACCGCAGGGAGATTCTATAGCGGTTGAGATTCATATATTTACAAAGGCATTGAAAAATTATGCGACTACTTCTGCAATCGGTTTGAAGGTTGCGGAAGTAATGAGAGAGAATTATTTTACTTGTCGTAACAATCGGGAAGTCGGAGACGTAGACGATAATGTGCGACATAGAGTGATGTATTTTACAAGGGAAGTTTTCCTTTGAAAATAAATAACGTTATTTTTTTAGAAGGAGAAAAAAAATGAACGAAGCACCAAGAATCGGACTTGATGAAGTCCACATTGCTAAAGTTATTAGCGATGATGCAAATGGAATTGTTTACGATACACCTATTGCACTTAAAGGTGCAGTAAATGCTACCGTAAACCCAAACAGTGATGTTGCCACAGATTATGGCGATAACGGAGTTTTCTTTGTTACAAATAATCGTGGTAATACAGAAATGACCCTTGAGCTGATTGACGTTGACCCAACAGTTCTTGCACAGATGTTAGGACAGAGAAAGGTAAACGGAGTTACAATCGAAACCCCACTCGACCAGAGTCCTTACTTTGCGGTTGGTTTCCGAGTATGGATTGCGGGCGAAAAGGACGGAGAAAAACGCTATCAGTATTTCTGGTATGCAAAGGGTAAATTCTCTGTACCAGAGACAGGCGGAAGCACAAAGACTGAATCTATTGAGTTCGGTCATATCAACCTTACTGCACAGTTTGCACAGACAATTGCAAATGGTGTTATTTGTTCACACGCAAGAAGCGATGATGATGAAACCCCTGCAAGTGTAATTACAAATTGGTTCAATGCCCCTGTAACTTCTGTATCTGCTGATACTTCTGCATTGACTGTAACTGCTACACTTTCAAGTGGAAAGGTTACATTCGCAGGTGCAAAGGCAAGCACAGAAGACTTCGTATTTGTTGCAGGTTCAGTAATCAATGGACAGACAATCGGAGTGCTTGATGGAGATGGTGCATTGATGGCAGGTTCTTATTCTGTAAATGGTGATGAAATTGAATTCACACCAAGCGGAACAGGAACACCAACAACTGCATTCGTAACAAATGGATTGAAGGACAATAGCGGAGTAGGTGCTACACCTATGATTGATTCAAGTCTTTAATTTTTTTTACGTTGCGTAATTGCCCCGTTTGGTGTAAACTGAAATCACCTTGCGGGGCATTTTTCATATAAGGGGGAAAAAGAAAATGGCTAAAGAACTTGAAAAGGTAGACGCAAAAAAAGTCACAATTAAAATCAAGGGGAAAGAAAGAGAATTAAAATTTGGTTTCAAAGCGTGGGCTATTCTTGAAAGGGAATATGGCGGAATTAAAAACATTTTGAAGTTGCAGAAGGAAGTAGAAGAAAGACCGTTTGAAACTTTACCTCACCTTGTTTATATCGGACTTGTAGACAAAGAAGGGGTTGACGAAGAAACAGTACTCGATGATTTCGGGCTTAATGATATTGATTATATCAGCAATAAATTTGCCGAAGCGTTGTATGGTTCATTGCCCGAAGTAGAAGAAAAAAAAGCGGAGAAGGAAGCGAAATAAATGAATTCCCTTACTCATACCTTATTACAGAATGTCTGCTAATGGGGTTGAGCGAGGGTTACTTTTGGGAATCCACTCCACGAAAAATAATTGCTTTAATAGACCAAAAGAAAGAAATTGAAAAGGCAAGAACGAAAAACCTTGCGGTTTATATAGCTTGTATGGTTTGGGGAAAAGACCCGGACGAAATGCAGGAAGATAAAAATGCACCGATTGCGGGTAGAGATTACCCTGCGAGCGAAAGTGCATTAAAAGGCTTTTTTATGTAGAAGGTGGAAAAAATGGCAGGCGAAGATTATTCACTTAAAACGAAAGTTGAAGCAGATGTTACCAATTTTGAAAAAGGAATGAATAAGGCAGAAAAGTCATTAAAGGGCTTTTCTGATAAACTTGCCAATTCCATTGACCGATTAGGAAAGAAAGGGCTTATAGGCTCAGTCGCAAATGTTACCCTGGCAATGCAGGGTTTAACAAAATCATTTAATACAGTTATCGAGTTCGCAAAAGATGTAGGAAAGGCAATTAATGAATGTACGGAAGCGTATAAAAGTCAGGTAATTGCAGAACGTGCGTTAGATACTGCGATCCAGAACAACCCATTTATATCCGGTGCAAGTTCAAAAGCCTTGAAAGAGTTTGCAAGTGAAATGCAGAAAGTTTCAAATTATGGTGACGAAGAACTTATACCAATGATGACAAACCTTGTTTCATTGGGAAGAACTGAAAGCGAAGTAATGCAGATTATGTCAGTTGCAATGGATATGTCTGCGGGAATGGGTATAAGTCTTGATACTGCCATAACACAATTAAATGCAACTCTTAACGGAAATATCGGCAGATTAGGACAACAGAATGCAGAATTAAAAGGCTTGACCGAAGAAGAATTGAAACAGGGAAAAGCCATTGAAATATTGGGCGAAAAGTTCAAAGGGCTTTCGGGTGCGACTGCGGATACTTCAAAACAGTTACAAAATATTAAAGGTGATTTCAAAGAAGCGTTAGGACAATTCACCTTGCCTAGTTCTGATATGTGGAACAAGTTCTGGGCGGGATTCTATACAAAGGGCATTGAAGCAATAAATAAAATTAATGCTTTTATGGATTCGCAGATTATCGGAAAGAAACTTGCGAATGCAATTACAGAACAGATTGCAAGAATAAATCCCGCTGATATTGGTGGAAGGGTAGATTATACAAGAAGTGTACTCAAAGTAATTGGTGACGATGAACTTGAAGCACTTAAAAATTATTTAAGCGGATTAAAGAAACTTAGTGCGGAACAAGAGATTATACTGAAACGAATTAAAGCAGAAGAAGATTCACGTTATCAGAGTACACTTAATGCAAATGCGGAAGCAGAAAAGGCAAAGGAAAGGGCAGCTGCTGAAGCACAGGTGACCGCAGAATTACAGAAACAGGAAGAACTCAACAAGAAGAAAACCGATTGGGCTTCTAAACTCTTGGACCAAAGAATTGAAATGCTTGAAACCGAAAGGGATAGAGCAATGCAATTAGCGGAAGAAGAAGGACAGGAAACTTATTCTATCTGGAGAGATTACAACGAAAAAATCCTTGAACTCAAATTGGAAAGACTTGAAAAGGAAAAAGAAAAAGCCCTTGAAGAAGAAGGATTGACCGCAGAAGATAAAATCAGTATTGAAGAATATTATAGCGTAGAAACAAAAAAGATTTATAATGAATTAGGGCAGTATAAAAAGGGGAAGGATAAAGAAGAGAAGAAAGACCTTAAAGACAAAATAAAAGATATGTTAAATCTTATTGGCACTTATGCAAAAGAAGTGTCGAAAGTATTAAACAAAATCGGAAAAGTGATAAAAGCGGGATTTGACGCTTATGTTAAAGTAATAGGAAACGCAATTAAAATAGCAACGAAAATGCTAAAAACCGCTTTTGATGTTTTTAAAAAATTGATAAACTTTAACATCAGTGACGCATTGGATATTTTATTAAAGTTTGAAGACTCTGTTTTGACTTTCTTTGTCGAAACTTTACCGCAACTTCCACAGTTTGTTTCTACCGTTCTTAAAAGCATAAACACAATGCTTTCAACTCTTATTAATTCAGTAAAGGCAGAGAACATAGCCACAGTGATTTATGGCATACTCGAAGAATTGGCAAATAATCTGCCAAATATTGTTCAGAACATTTTGACGATAATCCAAAATATGATTTCATTCTCAAACGAAAATCTTGCGGATATTGTTTACAAGTTTTTGAAGATTCTGGAAGAAAACGCAATCCCCGTAGTTGAAGGGCTTTTAGATTTGCTCACAAATGTCATAAAAGATTCTATTGATGGATTGTTCAGATGGCTTGATGAAGGCGGACTCCAATCACTGTTAAATCTTGCATTAAAGATTCAAACATCTGTGCAAGATGTTTTTATGAAATTACTCACAAGCGTTGCAGATTTGTTGGAAAATCATACAGGAGATGTAACTAAATTCATTTCTGACAGTTTGCAAAAAGCGATGGAAGATTTACCAAAGTTAGTAGACGCATTATTAAGAATCGTAAACTCACTTATAAAATCGGTAGCAGATTTATTCAAAGACAAAAAGTTTGTAGACACTATGGTACAGTCAATGATAGATACATTTAATTCATTGATGGATAGACTGCCCGATATTATCGGTTCAGTGGTAGACTTGATTTTAAGTCTTATAACCGCATTAGTGCCAAAACTTCCCGAAATCATTCTTGCGGTCATTACAAAAATTGTAGAAACAATTCCAAAGATAATTAATGAAATTGTAGGTAAAATCGGTGCAACAATTTCAGATATTTTCACTCGTATTTTTACTGCTGAATTTTGGCAGAATGTATTTGGTAAAATCGGAGAAGGTTTTCAAAAAATTTTTGAGAGTCTAGGAAAAGGACTTGAAGAAGCCTTCACAAAAGGCGGTTATGGAAAAAATTCCACAGGTTCAACTGTTGGAGATTTGGCAGTTGATTTACTTGTGCCGTTTGGTTTTATGCGACACTTCTTTGCAGATGGTACAAACAATGCTCCAAGTGGTTTAGCAGTTGTAGGTGAAGCAGGTCCCGAATTGGTAAAGTTCAGAGGTGGTGAACAAGTTATCAATAACCGCAACACTCAAAAAGTTCTTGCAGGAATGAACGGCAACACAAATAATTTCAATGTGACATTCAATAACTTACAAGACACTTCTGCTTATGCTATGATGAATCAGTTGAAGCAGTATAACAGAAGTCTTGCTATAAATGGTGTAATTTAAGAGAGGTGATAAAATGCAGAAGTTAGTATGGAAAAACTCTTTAGGTGATGAAATTGATTTGACAAGCGGAAATTATGGCATTACAGAATGGGAAGGCTTTGCAAATACTTCTCTTAATATCCAGAGCCAGCAAGTGCCTTTTCAAGATGGCGGAGTTTTCCTTGACGCTTTAATGGAGCAGAGGGAATTGAGCGTTACCCTTGCAATGAATGATGGCGGAAATCTCGAAACAAGATATAGATTAAGAAGGGAACTGATACACGCATTAAACCCGAAACTTGGCGAAGGTTATCTGATTTATACAAATGATTTTATTTCAAAAAGAATTAAATGCGTTGCACAGATTCCTTTATTTGAAACTCATAACAGTAATGATAGCGGAACACCGAAGGCAAGTTTGGCTTGGACTGCCTGCGAACCTTATTGGGAAGATTTAGAAGAAACTAGTATTTTCTTAAAATCCGGAGCTAGAAAAATAATTGAAAATAATGGTGATGTTACCACCGGGGTAAAAGTTGATTTTTTTAGCAATAATGTTATAAACCCACAGGTGAGAAATTTTACTGAAAATAAACTGATTAAGTTGGATGGAAATTTTCAGAATGGTGTAAATGTTAATACTAATGTGGGGCAAAAACAGGTGGCAACAGAGGATTTAGAATATAGTACTTCAAACTGTATTTTATATTCAATAACTTGTTCAGAAAGGCTAGGGGTGTTTGTTGCAGTTGGTGGAAGTGGGACAATTTTGACAAGTACAGATGGTAAGAATTGGATTACTAGAAATGCACTGAGTTATTCATTGTGGGCAGTCACTTATTCAGAATCATTAGGTTTGTTTGTTGTGGTTGGGGAAAATGGAACAATTTTAATAAGTTCAGACGGTATAAGTTGGAGAGAACAGTACATTTACATAGGTAGTATATATTTATACTCTGTTGCATATTCAGAATCATTAGGTTTGTTTATTACAGTAGGTTCAAACGGAACAATTTTAACAAGTACAAATGGTATAACGTGGATTTCTCAAAATAGCGGTGTAACTAATTCATTATACTCTGTTGTATATTCAGAATCATTAGGTTTGTTTGTTACAGTTGGGGAAAATGGAGTTATTTTAACAAGTACAGACGGTATAACGTGGATTTCTCAAAATAGCGGTGTAACTATAAATTTGCATTCTGTTAATTTTTCAAAAAGTTTAAGCATATTTGTGACTGTAGGAGAAAATGGAGTTATTATAACAAGTACAGACGGTATAACGTGGACAAGCAGAACATCGGGGGTAACTGTTATATTGCGAGAAATAACTTATTCAGAATCATTAGGTTTGTTTGTTACAGTTGGGGAAAATGGAGTTATTTTAACAAGTACAGACGGTATAACGTGGATTTCTCAAAATAGCGGTATATCAGCTAGATTGTATTCTGTTGCATATTCAGAATCATTAGGAATGTTTGCGACAACAATCATTAACTTAATAAGTTATGATGGGGTGTCTTGGGAAGGAATAACAAATGTTACTAATAAAATATTTGAAAATTTGTATTCTGTTGCATATTCAGAATCATTAGGTTTATTAGTAGCCGTTGGAGATAGGGGGGTTATATTAACAAGTTCAGACGGTATGCGTTGGAGAGAACAAGATGTTTCCATAGGTAATGCAACTTTATACTCTGTTGCATATTCAGAATCATTAGGTTTGTTTATTACAGTAGGTTCAAACGGAACAATTTTAACAAGTACAAATGGTACAAGTTGGACAAGAAGGACATCAGAAGTAACAGTTACATTACTATCAGTTACATATTCAGAATCATTAGGATTATTTGTAATAGTTGGAACTGTGGGAAGAATTTTAACAAGTCCAGATGGTATAAGTTGGACAAGCAGAACATCTGGTGTTTCGTCTAATCTTAACTCTGTAATATTTTCTGAAACATTAGGAATGTTTGTTGCAGTTGGTGTAAATGGTGTTATTCTGACGAGCCAAAATGGCATAAATTGGACAAGCAGAATATCGGGGGTTACTAATCAATTATACTTTGTTACATATTCAGAAACGCTAGGTTTGTTTGTTGTGGTTGGTGAAAACTGTCCAATTTTAACAAGTACAGATGGTATAACGTGGATAAGCAGAACGACAGGGATGACATTAAGAAGTGTAGTATATTCTACTTCTTTGGGAATGTTTGTAACGTCAAATTCGAATCTAACAAGTATAGATGGTATAAATTGGGTTAGAAGAACACCAAGTATTTATCCGATTGTGACGGCAATTATATATTCTAAAAGATTGGATTCATTTATTGGGGTGAGCTCACAAGGAAAAATTGTCAAGTCAAATTTTGCAAAGTTTGAAAACCTTATATCAACATTAACTTCAGATAGTGATATGACATTAGGTTTACAGGTAGGAACAAATGAAATCCTTCTTTCAAAATCAGCAGGCAACTTAAATGGAAGAATCATTTACAGACAGAGATACATAGGGGTATAAAAAATGAGTTACAAAGATAAGCCTCAAATCAAGTTATATAAATACGAGAATTCTCAATTCATTCTGCTAGCACAGATTGATGATTATGCGGAAATATCTTTTGAACATAACCTTTATCAAGCAGGAATTTTTACAATTACAATTAATTATAATATCCCGAATGCCCTATTATTTCAGCGTGGCTTATTTGTTCAGATTGGTCCAAATCCTTATGACTTCGGAGAAATATACGCAATAAAAGATTCTATAGGTTCAGATGGAAAAGGCTCACAGATTCGCACGATAACAGGCTATGATGCAAGATACCTTCTTAAACGCAGAGTAATTAAAAATATGAACTCTAATGGATTGTGGACTATGACCGCCAAAGGCGAATTGTGTCTGCGTAATCTGATTAAAGACCAATGCGGAGCAGGAGCAGAAGCAAAAAGACAGTTGCCGATTAATAATGTTATTCCTGCGACAGAATTAGCAATCGGCAAGGAATATTCTGTAAGCGAGCAGTTCAGCAATCTTTATGAAGTCTGCAAAACAATTGCGATACAATCGGAAATCGGTTGGCGGTTGGCTTTTGACGGAACTTCTCTTACTCTTGAATGTTACGAAGGAACAGACAGAAGTCAGACAGTGCAGTTTTCAACAAGTTTCGACAGTCTTGCAAATGGAGAGTTTACCGACAGTTCGGCAAGTTTTTCAAATGCTATCTATGTTGGCGGTAAAGGTCAGAATGACGATAGGGATATTTATGAAGGAGAAAACGGGACACCGAGCGGACTAGACCGCTTTGAAAGTTGGGATAATCAATCTTCAATGACAACTGAATCAGAGTATGAAGCAGAAGCCTTGGCTATGCTTACGCAGTATGGTCAAACAATTCAAATGTCTGGAAATGGTTTAGCTAAATGTCCTTATATCTACAAAGAGCAGTATGACGTTGGCGATTTAATAACCGTTGCTTTCAGCGGAAAATCAGCAGTGGTGCAGATTCTTTCTGTAACGGAACATTGGGCTTGGGGCAGTTATGACATTCAGTTTAGTTTCGGAAAACCGCAGAACAACCTTGCAGACCAATTACAGTTGATGTTGCGACAGATTCAGAAAGCAAGTGAAAAGGCAAACTCAACCGATTCTGTAAGGTGGTACACAATCCCGACTGATACCGCAATGCCAAAAGCCGATGTAACTTATAACACAATCGGTTTTGTGGGAAATGTCGGAGAAGGTGCAACTTTCACCCTTTATCTCGATAACGAAAAGACAGGAGCGAAGACTTATCACGTTTGGTTCAAGCAATTAGCAGGAAGCGGAAAACTGACCTTAACTACCGGAAAGAGTGGCGCGGTAAATCTCACAATGGGAGTGGGAACTTATGTTGCAATTATTTCTGTCGATGAAGCAGGAAATATTGTAAACGTAGCAAGTACTCCAACAGATATAATTTCAAGCGGAAACAATCAGCCTGCAACCTCTCAAGGTGTTGCGAGCGTGATATCTAAAAATGCAAAATTAGTAGCAAGACTTACAAATAGTTATTTAGATTTAGATATTCCAATAATTCAAGGACAAAATATATACAATGTTCAAGATTGGGATTATATTAATGAAAACTTATGTGAATTAATTTTAGAAGGTTTGAAATTTAAAAAAAGCGGTGTTTATTTTATTGCTTTAAGTATAAGAACATCTGATGTGACGGCTTCTGCGATACATTGGGGTATGGGTGTAACTTTTTCTAATATCTGGACGGAAAATCCTTTAACAATGTGGGAATATTCTTTTTATAGACATTGTGTAAATAATAGTGCTTGTATAGAAATAGCTCAAAATCAAGTTATGAATTTTGAAGTTTATTTAGATACATATATGGAAGGAATGTCTGTTGTAGAAACCAATTGTTCAATATTTTTAATTGAATAAATCACTTGTTACTTGGTTTTTATTCTGCAAACAATTCTATATTCTATTTCGCTTGTGCAGATTTAGGATATATTTCTGACCTTATATAATGAGAAAATTGTAAAATAGAATTTGCCACTGCATTCGAGGTCACAGAATGCATATTATACAGAGTATACTTTTTTATACTAATAATACGAGGTATACCAATGGCAAACTCTAAGAGCAATATCTACCCTGTGCAGTTGCAGGGTGCAGAACTTATTTGACAAAAGGAAATTAAAAGACTTATACTGTTTGCGAGGGATTGGCTTACAAGTCAAATTTTAAGTTGGGCATCGCAGTTCTGCAACAGAAAAGCGGGGTGGCAAATATGAATGATGAAGTACAAGAAGCAAAAATTTCGGCTATGGAATGCGACATAAAGGAAATCAAAGCGGACATAAAAGAAATGCCCGATTTGATTGTTAAAAAAGTGAATGAAAGTGTTGATATGAAAATCAAGCTTGCGATTGCAGAAACAGAAAAAAAGTATATGGGAAAGTTTATTGCACTGCTTATCGGCTTAATCGGTGAAGGTGTGGGGCTTATAATCTCTTTCATAAAATAGGGGGCTTAAATGTTGCTTGAAGATTTCGTAAAAAAATACAACAAAAAGAAAGTTGATTTTGACGGAGTTTATGGAGCGCAGTGCGTGGACTTGTTCAGACAATATGCAAAAGAATGTTTGAACATTCCAGAGCATACGGGGTCTTGTTCTACAACGGGCGGTGCAAAAGATTTATTTCTTGACTATGACAAAATGCCGATTGAAAAAAAATACTTTTACAGGGAAACAAAAAAAGGAATGGTTGCGGGTGATGTTCTTATCTGGGATTCTACACCTACAAACAAATACGGTCACGTTGCAATCTATCTTGGCAAGCTCAATAATTCATTGATTGTTTTTGAGCAGAACGGGATAACACAAGCGGGTGCGGAAATCACTTTAAGAAGCAAGGAAAATCTATTGGGATTTTTAAGAAAAAAATAGGGGGCTTCTTATGGAATTGTTAATATTTTTCTTTATATTACTTTTTTTTCTGCCGTTAAAAACGGCTTTATTAATAGTTGGCGGTATTGTATTGCTAGCGTTAGTGCTTGCAATGATTGACGCATACATAGCAAATAGGGGGTGAAATATGGTAGAAGAAAAGACAGAAGGAAAAGAACTTAAAGCAAAAAAAGTTTCATTGATTGTCAAAATCATAGCGATTGTTTTTTTGGTGGTTTGTTCAATTCTGAAATGGTTGAATATTTTCACGAATGCAACGATTTACGAGATTTGTATGGTAGCGGGAACAATGTCTGCAATCTTTGGCGATATTTCAATTAATACTGCTCTTGATAAATTCAAGAAGGGGGGAGAATGAATACCTTAACAATAATTCTGATAATGGTTGCAATCATTGTAATAATGGGCGCGGTGATTTATCAATTAATTAAAATGATTCAGAAAAACAAAAAGGAAATCCAGAGCTTAAACAATGAATTGAACTCCGCAAGAGAAAACGTAAAGCAGTTATCAGAGTATATAAAAAACTCCGATAAAATCAGGAAGGAAGAAAAAGAAATTGCAGAAAAAATCAAGGAAGCGAAAACCGATGAAGAAGTACACAATATTATTAATGATATTATTGCCCTTAATAATAACAGGGTGCAAAACGACTAAGGTTGAAAATGAAATAGAGTTACCACCAAAGCCGGAAAGGGTGGAACAAAAAGAGCCGGAAAGTTTAAGCGATCTTGCAGACCTTCTGAATTACTATGAACACCTTGTAGAACAGTGGGAAAATTGGGCAGACCGCGCCGAAAAGTTGATAAAACAAAAAAAATGATTTATTATGTTTACAACACTTCTTTTTAGCCCCCTTGCTATTAGAAGTTGTAAAAACGAAAGTTCCCGCAGGTTCAGAGTGCAATGCTCCCTGCGGGTTTTTTATTGCCTTAAAACAAAAACTAAAATTTGCCCGCTATTGCCCCTAGGATTGCGTATAACGCATCCGTTTGCGTTCAATCGAGTGTAGATACGTTTAATTCAATTTCAAACGTTTTCGTAAGGGTGTTAAGAAAAATTGATAATTTTATTTACATAAACAAAAAAGTGTTATATAATACTTAAATGTTGGAAGTGATGAGCCAACGAAAATACAATGGCAGACTTTAAGAAGGATTTTTTCTGTATCTTAATTATATCCGTTTTACTGCAATTGGGCGGATTCGGCTCATCACCGATTAGGATACAGGGAAAATCCTTTTTATTTCTGCAAAAGGAGATTATATGATATTTGATTTTGGAAGATGTATTTATGAGCCTACCGCTTGGCAGTTTCTTGCATATTATGAAGGTGGTCATAAAACAAGAAAACAGTATGAAAAAGAGATAGCAGAAATAAGGCGAGATAATCCAGATTATAAACCTTCGTTTAACACAATTAAACAAAACTTATGCAAAGAATACGCAAAACTTGAAATGAAAATAGTTAATGAAGCCGTATCAATTTATTTATTTGATGAAGATATTGAAAAATTAATAATTGCAATTAGAGCTTCTCACAAAAGGGGCGATAATTATGTATTTGCAAATATTGATGAATTTCAAGAAGAAAGAGAAGGTTTAGATTTTTAAGTATATCAGAATTAAGGAGTAAAAAAAATGATATTAAATATTTTAAGTGAAAAAAACTTTATAACTTATAATAAGGTTTTGGCAAAAGCAATCGGACTTGAAGAAGCCCTTGTATTAGGGCAGGTATGTTCTTTATCTTTAATTTTCCACGATAAAGAATTTTATTTTACATATTCAGAGATACAGGAAGAAACCTGCTTGACTGAATATGCGGTAAAAAAAGCAATCCAGAACTTAATAAAGTTAGAAATTCTATCTGTAACAAGAAAAGGTTGCCCTTGTAGAAGCTGGTATACAATTAATGAAAATGCGATTGTTGAAATCCTAGAAAGTCGAAATCGCATTTCTAGTCCCTTAGAAAACGGGGGGACTAGACCTAGTGAAATCGGGGGGACTAGTCCCTTAGAAATAGGGGGGACAGTTAAAGAAGATATAACAACTAAAGATATGACAACAGAAGATAAAAAAATTGCGGATAAACCGCAAAAGGAGAAATCAGAAGTTACAATCATTCTTGAAGCATATAAGCAAAATTATGAAACATTATATAAACAAGGAAAAGTTGAAAATGAAAAGCCTGTAATCTTTTATAATGTTGCAGGAAAGTTAATTAAAGACCTACTAAAAATTATTCCCAAAGATGATATATTAAAATGCTTGGATAGGGCTATACTAGATAATTGGATTGTGTCACAAGGCTATTCACTTAACACAATTTTATCATCGGGGCAAGTAAATAAATTATTAAATGGCAAACAACTAACAACTAGCGGATATATAAACAACAGAAGGCCGGCAAGCGATAGCGTTGGTTGCGATGTAGATTTTTAAGGGGGCAAAAAAAATGAGAACTGAAGAAGAAGTAAAAAAGGAACTTGCGGAACTTTCCGACAAATTCGACCTTCTCAAAGGCGATACAAACGAAATGTGGAGATTTTGGGAAGAAGACAAAAAATTGCGCGATGAACTTGAAGCGATCCAGAACGCAAAGGCGGAAGAAGAAAACAACACACCCGAAGCAATCGAAGAAAGAAAAAAGGAATGGAAAGCAAAGCAGATTAAAAACATTATGCAGAGCGGAATCGGGCGAAGGTATCTGAATGCAGATATTAATTCTTTTATCTGTAAGACCCAGGAACAGAAAGAAATATTGGAAACTGTAAAACAGTTTATTTCAAATCCGTTCGGAAAAAGTCTATGGCTTGTTGGAGTTCCGGGCACGGGCAAAACTTTAATCGGTGCAATTATCTGCCGATATTGCGGGGCAAAGTATTTCAAAAGCTATCAGATAAAAGATGAATTAGAATATGCAAGAAGTTTCAATGCGAAGAAAAATCCGACAGAAGTAATAAACGATTATGCGGATATTTCTATAATGATAATTGATGAAGTAGGAAGATATAGAAGCCCTGCGGAACAGGAATATTTATTTAGAATCTTGAATGAAAGATACGAAATGAAAAAGCCGACAGTTTTAATTTCAAATATGGAGAAAAAAGAATTCGGGGAATATCTGGGAAACCCTGTTGTAGACCGATTCAGAGAAGATTGCAAATGCCTTGAATTCAAAGGCGAAAGTTACAGGGGAAAAGACCGGAACGAATGGGACGGAAAAATAAACGATAAAATATTTGAGTGTTGACAATCCGCAATAGCGGTGTTAAGATAAAAAAAACGCAAGGGGGAAATAATGGCTGATTATTTTAATGCAGTTGAACGATTAGAAAAGTTTTATGGCGATATTCCAGAAATGGAGAAAGCCTGGATTGAAGACAATATCGAAAGTTTAACTGACGAACAGAAAGGAAAGTTTTTCAAGGCTTTAACGACTTCACACGAATTTAAAAATGGTTATCCAGAAATTAGCGTTATGGCAACTGTTTACAAAAATGTGATGAATAAAGCCCCGAAAACTTATGCGTGGAGTATCTGCAAGGAATGCGGGTGCGAGTATGATTACAGGTTGCCTTGTTGTCCGGCTTGTTATGAAAAAGGGCTTTTCTGCAATGTGTATGCGGTGAAAAGTTCAGCTTCAAAGCCTGCAATAGTTCAGTATAACAAAACTTATCTGAATGGCGGGAATGGGGAAACAACTTGCTTTAATTGTGAGCATAAAGAAGGCAGTTATTGCAAGAACTTCGGAAATCCTAATTGGAACTGCAAAAGGGAAGAATTCGAGAGTTGCGAATGTAAAATGTGTTGCAGTCTGGCAAAAAGAGAAAATCAGAAATTGGCGGGAAAGGAAATAAAAACAAGTTATGCGATCCCGCTTAAAAGGGGGTGAAAAATGACTAAAGAAGAACTTATTGCATTATCAGATTTGAACAGAGAAGATAATATAAAATATATTTCTTCCGAAGCACAGGGAATAGCAATAACATTAGATAGTGATAGATATGCTCCAACTTTCTGCAAATTAGAAAGAGCATATATTTGTGGTAGACGAAAGAGCGAAGAACAGATTGCAGAACTTGAAGCACAGATTGAGAAAATGAAACGTCATAGTAATTGTAAGCATAGAAATGAATACAACGAATTTGACCCTTATAGTAAAGTTTGTCAAAGTTGTTGCAATTTAGAAAAATGGGAGTTTGAGGAGATAAAAGAAAAATGAAAGTAAAGATACCGTTGTCAATGAGAATTAGGAACCTTTTCTCACCTTGCAGAAAGTGCAAGAAGGGAATCGGGTACCATTGTATGTACTGCAAGAAAAGCGAGGTGGAAAATGACAGAACGACAAATTGAAGATATTAAGTTTTATCTTTTATGTGGTGCAACAGTAGCAATTGCGGTATTTACTGTTGTTATGGTGATAATATTTTTTAAGATTTTATAGCGAGGTGGAGAAATGACAGTAGTTGTTAGAATAAGAGGAACAGATAAAACAATTGAAGTTGAAGATGTTATCAATTTCAAAATGGATACTGCACATTTTTCGCTGAAATTAAAGGGTGATAAGCACCAAATGTTTTGGAGAAGAAATGTTGAACTTGTAAGGATATATGATAGCGAGGTGGAGAAATGAACAAAAAGCAAAGGGCGGAAATATCCGCTTTCTACGTTCTCTACAAAAAGGAAAAGGGGGAAAAGATGTTTTATAAATTCAAGTGCGAAAAATGCGGGAAGGCCCAGGAAGTAGAAATTGCCATAAAAGATTATGATAAAGAAAAAGACAAACAAGAATGTTCCTGCGGTGGAAAATTAAAAAGGGTTATTGAATGGGAAGGAATTGCTCAGGGAAGCGGGGCGGGTTGGGCGGGTGCAAGGGGCGGAAATATAATATAAAAGTGTTGACATAATAATATTATCGTGTTAAGATTAAGTATAAATTAAGCAAGGGGGTACAAAATGATTGTACATAATGAATTAGGATTGCCACAGGCATT